CTCATTTGTTGTAGGCCGTATTGGCCTCATACAAGAAGCTGGTCTTAAATTGCGTGCTGTTGCTAACCCTGGAAGAATCTTTCAACGTGTTTTAGAACCTTTTGGTAAGGCTCTATATTCACAATTGAAGAATCTCCCTTGGGATTGCACTTTTCAACAAAATAGAGCTGATATTGCAATCTCTGCTCGATTGGATTCTGGTAATAAAGTTCATTCCGTAGACCTTTCTGGTGCTACAGACTATTTCCCTTTAGATATCCAATTAGATGTCTTACGACATTTATTTTGTGATTTTCCAAAGTATGTAGACCTCTTTATAGAGATCTCCAAAAGTGAATGGTCTGTTCCAAAAGGGTTTCCTGATGAATTTTGTTCACATCAACGTACTCTGCGATGGTCTAAGGGACAACCCTTGGGATTATTTCCAAGTTTTGCCTCTTTCGCTATCTCCCATGGTATCCTTTTATTAGGACTCCTTGGTAGAGAATACAATGATGAATTCTTTATCCTTGGTGACGATGTCGTCATCTTAGATGATGAACTCTATGTGAAATACCGGAAAACTCTCGAGATGATGAAATGTCCTGTTTCTGAAAGTAAGACTCTTAGTTCAACTATTTTAGCTGAATTTCGATCGATTCTCTTTATGAGAGACTCTATCATTTTTCAGTTTAAATGGCGAAGACTGTCTGATGACTCCTTTGTGGATATCATTAGATTATCCCCAAATCTATACCCTCTATTACTTTCTCGTCAGAGAAAGGTAGTGGATAATATAGCTGGGTTGCCTTCTGAACTTGGCGGCTTAGGATGGAATCCAAAAGGTTTACCTATTGGAGACCGTCTTGATCCTTTCATTCCCATGATTATTTCATCATATGAACCTAAAGAAAGACTTATGGGCTACAACGATCAAGTTACTAAATTAGTTTATCAAAGCTATATTAGTAATCTTGCTAGTTCCTATAGAGCTTCTCTTAACCGGAGAATCCCTATTGGAGCCTTCGACCAGAAGGCTATTAGTCTAACCAAGTCTTATCTAAGTGGTACCTTCGTACCCTTATATGAGATACTTGGTGCGAACCTAGATAAGATCCTCGATGGTAACATCGATCTTCCTATCGTCGGAACGCGGGAACTTTCCAAGGTTTCTCAATTGCAGCGGTGGGAGTCCACTCTTGGTCAGCTAGGCCTCCTTAAACAAGAGGGTTAGTTTACTCCAACTACTTTCTATCTAGAAAGGTTAAA